TTTAATTAAATTATTAAAACAAAAACGAGAAGAGAAACAGCAACAGCAACAGCAACAGCAACAGCAAGAGAAACAGCAACAGCAACAGCAACAGCAACAGCAACATAAACAAATAAAAGAAGAATCAAGTATAAAAAATAATTTAGATAAAGATAAATCTTTTTTTGATAAAAAAAAATACGAGAATATATTTTCCAAAGATTTCGAAGAATCGTTAAATTATTTAAAATCATTTAAACAAAATAATCATTCGACGACAAAAAAACACAGGCACGATGATAATAATAATGATACTTTAAATTCAAATGCATTCGCCAAGACAATTTTAGATGTTCCAAGCGATTTTACATCTCCGATTTCTTTAGAACTATCGTATCCGCCTATTCCAGATCCCGTAAAAGATATTTCAACCACCCTTTCCGAATTACAACATCAACTTCAACAACTTCAACAACGTCAAGGTGGTGGTGGTGGTGGTGGTGGACAAACTGCAATTTTGGCCCCCCCTCTACCACCTCAACTTCCACCTCCACCTTCATATCTTTCGTCAATTTCGAAACCTACTACTGCTCCTCCTCCTCCGCCACCGCCACCTCCACCACCGCCACCACCTCCACCACCACCACCGCCACCGCCGCCACCGCCTCCGCCTCCGCCCCCACGTTCCGCATTAAAATATAAAGAATTTATGAATGATGATGGCGCATGTGATAAGAATGATAGTAATAATAATGTTCACACAACTGGTGAAAATAAACCAATGAATTCATTTTTATTTACATCAGAAGATAAACCGTATGGCGCTTTGAAAGGAGGAACAAAACCGTCATATCGTGAATATTTTAATAAAACATTAAAAAAACACAGTACACAAAATAATACTATACAAAATGATGCATTGAAAACTCGTATTAAACCAGTTAAATCAAAACATATTCCTAGAAAAATTAAACAAGTGAAAAGAAAAACAACAATTAAAAAATATAAACTCGGAAAAAATGGGAAAAAAATAAGTATTTTGATTAAAAATAATAAAACGATAAAGAAAATTCAAAATGCGCAACGTGAATTAAAGAATGTAGCAATTCATGACGTAAAAAATGAATTGATAAAAAATAATTTATTAAAACTTGGTTCGACGGCCCCATCGAATTTATTAAGAAAAATATATGAAGAAGCGAATATGACTGGAAAAGTTGTAAATGTAGGAGGCGATGTTTTTATTCATAATTATATGAATGATGGGGGAAAGAAATTTTAAAAAGATGGAATTATAACTATAATTTAATATAAATTTAATAGAAATTTAATAGAAATTTAATAGAAAATTGATAGAAAATTAATAGAAAATTGATAAAATATATTAAGATAATATATATATAGTATATAAACAAATCATTAAATAAATAGAATGCCTATTTTAGGGAATCGAGTTCCGTATGAATATTTTATAACCAAAGGAAAGGGTGAGTCGAATGCGGGATCGAAAGGACTTCCATTTGAAACGGGATCGTATGATGCCGCGCTTTATAATGCCGGTATACAAAACACCAATGTTATAGAATATACAAGCGTTATGCCAACAGAATCAAAGGAAATAACCAAAGATGAGGGATTAAAACGGTTGCAATGGGGAGAGGTACTTGAATGCATTAAAGCGCAAGCAAATGGTAAAAAGGGGTCAACGATTAGCGCAGCTGTTATTACAACATCAGTTACGGATCCAAAAGGCAAATATTTAGGAGGTTTTGCATGTGAATATTCGGGTTCAGGAGCAAAAGAAGACGCTGAAAAATCTTTATTACAATCTATTGTTGGGATGATTGAGAGGAGAGAATATGGTATAGTTAAGAACCCGGGGGGGATGAAACTATATCAAGATAATATAACCGATAAAGGATATAAAATACATCCGGGTAAAAATTTTGTATATGAAAATTTAGATGTTAAAGAAGAACACGGGTCTGTATTTACCGCGATATGTTTTGTTAGTTATAGGTTTCCCGTGTTGAAGAAAACAAACAGATCAAATGTAAATAATAAAAAAATAATCAAAAAAAATAATACAAGACGAAAATAAAAATAATTTATAATTTTATTTTATTTTATTTTATAAATTAATAATATTATAAAATAACATATTCATTTATTATCTATATTTATTATCTATATTATGGACCCTTCTTCTTCAACGACATCATCTGGAAAAAATGACAATGTATTTACTTATGTATTTTCATATATTGCAGTGATGTTTATGTTTATATATGATAATTTCGCATATATTTCTGGAATAATTATTGTTGTTTTTGGAGTAATAGTATATATCAATATGACAAAAATATCATTTGATATGCCTGTGGGCAGGTCAAAAAAACTTGTTATTGAAACGATGGAACACAATATGAGTAAAAATGATAATGATAATGATAGTGGCGATAACGGTGACAACGATGATAATAGTAGTGTTGTTGCAGGCAATAATAATAATAATAATAATAATAATATCGGGTCAAGTAAACATAATGAGAATACATTGTTAACGCCCCCGATTGATCTCGAAAAGAAATTAAAATCCGGTTTTTGTAATATGCATGCATCAAAGGGTAGTTCGGCAACCGATATTGATAATGAATGTAAAGTATTTGGGAAAGCGTCATGTTTAAATGCGGAGTGTTGTGGTTGGGTAGTTACAGCAGACAATCCCGATGGCATGTGTCGCTCTGGAAATAAAAATGGTATAACGTTTAATTATGATGTTTCTGGAAAAAAAATAGATGTGGATTGTTATTATTATAAAGAAACGAAGAGCGGACCCCGATGTTCTTCTTAATGATTTAATTAATTTTTTTAAATCTTTTACAATTATTATACTATTTTAATTCATTTATTGTAAAAAAGAATTAAAATAAAAATTGATATAAAATAATATATTTATAAACAGTAAAACATAAACATAGCATAGCAAATAATATCAGTTAGAACAAATACTGCAAACCAAACAAGAAAAATGATCATTCCGGTAAAGTGCTATACATGTGGGAAAGTAATCGCCGACAAGTACAGATATTATTTGAGCAAAGTTCGCGAGAAAAAACTCGAAGAACAGGCAGGGGGGGGTGAAGACGGAGTTGCCGTTGATAAAGTGCTTTATTTAACGAGGCATAATATTAGAAAGACGGCAGAAGGTCAAGTTTTGGACGATATTGGGTTTACTAAAATGTGCTGCAGGCGTCATTTTTTGACGCATGTAGATATTCAATAAATAAAATATTATAATAAATAACTTAAAATATTATAATAAAATGAAATATATTAAAAAATTGAATTAAAGTTATACATATATATTATTGTTAAAAGAGACACACACAACTTTTTAACGAATGGCATCGTCAACAAATGCAAGTAAAACAATATCGCGTCTTTACACTGCGAGAAAAAACCTATTGGATTTATTGATGTCGCAGGGCTATGATGTAGAGGGTTACACGAATTTTGGGGTGAATGAAGTGAATGCCATGTTTATGCACAAGCAGCTTGACATGTTGGTTGAAACGAAATCTAATAAAGAGAAAGACAAGGGAAAACATAAAAAAAAAGCATATATTAAATTTCACCTTGAAAAAATGTTGAGTACGAGTCACATTAATGATTTGATAGAAGATTTATATATTTTAGGCGCAGGTGGTGAAATTGGAGGAATGGGAATATCTGCAAATGCAAACGACACGGTTTTAACTGACAAGGACGTTTTGATTATTGTAACTAAACAAGAAGTCAAAACAATGAATCAATATTTGAATCAGTTATTTTTGCAGGGGAGATTTATCGTGCTTTTATCTCTGGATCGACTTCAGTTCAATATTCTAAATCATCAATATGTTCCGCCACACACCATTTTAAGTAAAGAAGAATCGGATGAGATAATGAAAAATTATAATATTGCAGATAAATCTCAGCTGCCGGATATTTCAAGGTACGATCCGGTTGCTTTAGCAATAGGAATGAGACCGGGCGATGTCTGCAAAATTGACCGACCTAGCAAATCGGCTATTCATTCGACATATTATCGAGTTTGTGTTCAGTGAAAGAATATAATATAATATTCGGCAAAAAAAACAAAATAAATATATAAAAATAAATATAAAAAATATAAATTGATTTTTTTTACATTAAAAACAATAATTTATAGCGGTCCACTACTTGTACTCGTTACATTCGATGAAATCTTCTTGGGCTTCAGTTGTTAAAAAAGATAATCCTCCTTCCACGCAGACATCAGGAACAAGGGCAGCAGCAGCAGTAGCGGCAGTAGCGCCAGTAGCACATAGAGATGACATTTTCACTTTAAAAACAAAAACAACAAAAACAACAAAGGGTCGGATTAGCCCAGTTGCGCCCGCCGAACCCATTTCAGAAAAACAACAATCAACCGCAACAGCCGCATCAACCGCATCAACCGCAACAGCCGCATCAACCGCAACAGCCGCAACAGCCGTAACACCCATTTTATATCAATGCATCACACCTTCCGCGAATTCTCGTCCGTCTCACAAAACCCTCATTCGACCCGGCGCTCCAACTGTCGCTCCCATCTTCAAAAATGATTCTGAAAAAAAGGAATGGGACAACAAGGAATATGAGGAAAATTGCAAATACTCTAACGAAATTCATCATCAAGAAATGGAGAAATGGAGCGCAGAAAATCGCTGGCGCGCTGTTCCAAATATGACTTCCATGACAAAGGAGGAAGAAGCTGCGGGATTTTATAAAGTGTACAAATCGTACATCACTTTGGATCAGGAGCGCCGCATAGTAGAACGATGTCCTGGCTTTGTTCCCCCATCGGATTACGGATACCTGGTTCCATGGAATTCAACTCAAAAACCCGACACATTTTGGGATTTCATGGGAACGCTCTTGTATAACCGAGCCGATGAATTGTGCAGATGTCGCACCGTGGAGGATTTTGAGAAGGTTTACAATGAAGCGGCTCAACTACAATGGCTCGATTGGAAGTGGAAAATTCTTCAAGAGTTTCCTGCAAAAGACGCGCTTTGGACCATGTCAACAAAAGCAAACATGTGGCCAAACATGATGTCTTCTGTGAGTAGAATGGCGAGACCCAAGGATGATATGCCACCACCACCACCCAAGTACAAAGTTTACGGTGTGAATCGCGGCGAAACCGGCATCTGCAGTGTGAAAGACATCAAAACTCTCGGGAAAAAAGCTCCGATTCGTTGGCACGTTTCACCAACATACTTGAAAAAC